CTAATGAGCAAGGCTGGACCATTGATTGCTACTTTCTTTCCTGGAGGTGGTACTGCTGCTGTAGCTATTACTGGTGCTATTGTTGCAGGCGGTGTTGCTATTGCAGCAGCCAAGCTGCAAGGCAAGCCGTGGAAAGAAGCATTCAAAGGAGCCATCAAACCTGCATTAGCTGGTGCAGCTGGCGCTGTTATTGGTCAATTTGCAGCTGGAATTGCTGGCGCTGCTGTTGACAAGGTAGCAGGAGCATTTAAAGATACTGGCGCACCACCTGGAGGTGATACCAGTGCCGCAACCACTGCTATGAACGCTGACAACAAAGTGATCGCTGATCTACAGAAGGAATATCCTCCAGACAAGTTTGAATTTTCTGGATCGGGGGACAAGTTAACTGTCATAGACCGCGCTACAGGAAACCCTGTGCGAACGATTGATGGCCTTCAAGGCCAGTCCATGGACACAAAGACTCTAGCAGACCTAGCCAACGATCCTAATAAAGCTGTATCATCGCCGCCAGGTGCTGGGCCTTTCTCAACAGGTAAAGCTGATCCAGGCATAACCGATAATCCCCTGTCTTCCCCCACTCTTAACAAATTAGCTGCAAAATTAGCCGCCGGTCAAGCACCAACTGATCAAGAAATGAGCTATCTTGACAAGATAGAAAGGTCTGCCGTACAAATGTCCAGTGCCACCAATCCTCAAGGCACGTCTGGGATTGGTAGTCCTAATTCACAACTCACGCTCAACACTGGAGAAGTAGTCACAGGAGCCAAGGCTGCACAAATGGCAAATGGATATTTTGATGCCACACAACGACTTAAAATGCAGGCTATTGAACTACAAGGCAATGCCAAATACGGAACATTGAAGAATTCAATTGAACGCACTGGGAAAAAATTGTCAGAAGGTCAGGTCTATCTCGTGTTCAATAAAATAGTCACACGCAACAACTATCTTCTCACTGAAGGCAGATTGGCCGAAGGTCCCATGGACTGGCTTAAAACCAAAGCAAAAAATCTAACAACCAAAGTCACTGCTGACAAACTCAACTCAGCTTGGCAAAAAGCAGGGTCACCCACAGATTCGGAACAGTTAAAAAAATTCTTAATCGATCAAGGTGTAGCCACAGAAGTTGTAGACAAGGTATACACAACTTTGAAACTACCTGCAGCAGGCACAGACCCAGCGGCAGCACCCGGAGCAGATCCGGCAGCAGCGGGAGCAGACCCTGCCGCGGCAGCTTTGGATCCAAAGAAAGCCGAAACACTCTATGCAAAAGTCAAGAAAGAAATTTTAACTTTGGACAAAAAAAGTCAAAAACAGATGACGGCATACTTACAAAAACAACTAGGAACCGCTTGATATGAGAATTAACGAAATCTTAACTGAATCACAGCAGCACCAGCTAGACGAAGGTCCAATAGGATCAGCTCTAGGTGCTGTAGGTCGTGGAATAGGCAAAGCAGTAGGCGGCGTTGCTAAAGGTGTAGGTGCCGTAGCAGGCGGAGTAGTGGGGGCTGGCCGTGCTCTTAAGAAAGGGTATCAAGCTGGCAAAGCTGTAGTAGGCGATGATCCTGATCCTAATGCAGGACAGCCTGGTTACACCGATCCAGCACCGGCAGCAGCAGCACCAGCAGGAGGAGCACCGGCAGCAGCAGCACCAGCAGGAGGAGCACCGGCAGCAGCACCCGCAGCAGCACCTAGTGGAGCAGCTCCTTCAACACAAGATATCAATGCGCAAGGTCCTGCAGGCACAGCACCAGCTAAACCACAGACAGGCGCAGCAGGCGCAGCGTTAGCTAAAACTACAGCAGCAGTAGATAAGCAAACTTCAACTAAAGCCGGAGAAACTGTTTACGCTCAGGTCAAGGCCAACGTAGACAAGTTAGATAAGAAAGGCAAGCAGAGAATTTTACAGTTGCTACAAAAATCAATGGCAACACCTGACCCTAAACCAACAGCAGGAGCACCTAAGCCGGGAGCAGCGCCAGCACCAGCAGCTGATCCAGCAGCAGCACCAGCAAATACTATGGCTAATGCACCTGTCAGTGCAACAAACACCGCAGATCCTAGCAATCCTAATTTAGCTCAACCAGCAGCGGATGCAGCGGCACCAGCAGCGGATGCAGCGGCACCTGCAGCAGATCCTGCAGCAGGTCAAGGAGCATTTGCTAATGTAGCACAGCAATTGGCCAAACCCGCTGGTAGAGCACAAGGCGGTGGTAAGGTAGCAGGTGAACTAAGTCAAAATCCTAGAGCAGTGAAACGACGTGCAGACAGAGCTGCTGCAGCCGCAGCCAAACAACCAGCCGCAGTCACTGCCAGTCTAGTACATCATGGAAAGAGTTTAAATGAAGTGTTGGCTCAGAAATTAGAAATGCACAAGCGAAGAATGTTTGAATCTGCACTGTCTCAGGGCACTGCTAGTGTGTTTGTAAAATGAGAATCAGTGAGTTGCATGAAGGGTTTGTTGACAGTTTTAAAAAAGGATACTCTAAAACTGCTCCAATACCAGCGGCTCCTTCAACATCTACCGATACCAAGCAATCTGTGTTTTCTATGTTAGATCCTAGAGATACAAAAAAGATATTGGCAAATATAATTAATGCTCAACCGTTAGACGATAGACAAATGTCATTGATCAAAAAGATGTATGCCAAACTCTAAAAGAAAGGCAGTCCTGATTTTTTAGTTGTTTCGAGATTTTCTGCAACAATCTCTCCAATTATCTCACGTTCGTCCCAACTCATGTTGACAACTTCATTATAAGATAATCCTCGCATATACCAACAGAGTTTTAGACAGTCTTTTTTTATTAACCTTGCTTCTTTGTCTAAGTTATCAGATTCCCGTAAAATCTCCGGCAAGGTTAATTTTGAGATTTTACGGCGAAAAAATTTGCCTGGTCCATAGTTACGGGCATAGTAAATTCTTTGGTACATTCACTACACGACACAATATGAGATTTTAATTCAATCTGGTCTTTCATTGACACAACATGTTTTGAAATTGTTTCAAAGAGATCCTTGTTGCAGTTGTGAATAAATTCATTTATCATTTGTTTGTCTGTGACTGGTCCGTCTGGAGTATCTATTTGTCTGATACATTCTGCAATCAAATCTACAGTTAGTTCGGTCAACTTCACAAAACTTTTTCCAAATCTTTCTAATTTTTCTTCGTCTCCCATGTTCTCGTCATTAACAATGGCAAATATTCTCTGCTGCTCAAGAGTCTTTATACTGGTCTTGGTTATTTCACTATAGGAATAAGGACGCACATGTATGAGAAGAGGATCTGCATGGATTTCTTCTTTATATTCAAAATTATCAAATACACTGAACCATGCAGATAAATCCACGTCATAATTGTTATCAGCATTACAGTGCGGACATTGTGTGTTGACTTCCATCTTATTACCATAGGTAGCTATACGTATAGCAATCAAGGCAAAGTCAATGTCGATGCTGGGCATTTTCCAAGGATCGAGGATTGCAGGGATACAGCTCTTGATTAATTCTACTGTGCTTTGTCCTGACAGCAGTGCATCAGGAGTTTTAAACATAAGTTCGTCTTTAGCAGTCATGGCATACACAGCATATTGTCCGTTTTCACTGCGATCTAGTGCACCTTGGGAATAGAATTTACCTTTAGATGGCAGGGATACATATATCTTAGGCTGTCTAAAAAACCCAGCCAATGGATTCTTTTTTTGCTGCATCGTGTTAGGATTTTCGTTCATTTTATCTCCGGTAAATATATAATGCTCACAAGTATTTATATGCGTATTTTACCAGGAAAAAAATAAACCATGGCAGGTGTATTCATTGATATCCCCGGAATAGGAAATATAGAAGCTAAGAATGCCGCTTCTGAATCCACGCTTCGAGAACTGCTGGCCGTAATGAAAGGTGGCCGTTCTGGAGGAGCGGGTGGTGGAGCAGGAGGTGGTGGAGCAGGAGGTGGTGGAGCCGGTGGCGCAGGAGGTGGTGGAGCCGGTGGCGCAGGAGGTGGTGGAGCAGGAGGTGGTATATTTGGAAAAGCTGGTTCTGCAGCAGGATCAGCACTATTTGGAGTTGGTAAAGCTGCAGGTGTAGTAGCTGGAGGTCTTGGAAAAATAGCCGGAGGAGCTGGGTTGGTTACCGGAGCCTTAGCCGGTGTGGTTATGCAAGGTGTAAACCTAGCTGAAAAAGGATTATCTGCTGCTGACGCACTAGCTCGCATGGGTGATGATGCCTCAGATGCTGCAAGAATATTCGAAGGCATTCCTATAGTAGGAAAAATATTCACCATGGTTGCTGGCGCGGCAGACAAAATGTTAAATGCCTATGGTAATGCCACGAAAGCAGGATCCAGTTTTGGAGGAAGCATAACTCAGTTTTCAGCAGCGGCTACTACAGCGGGCATGGATCTACAAAAATTTGGTGCGTTGATTGCAGCAAATGGTCCAGCCATGGGGGCATTTGGAACTACCACAGAAGGTGGCGCAGCTAATTTTGCTCGGGTATCAAAACAACTGCGTGGTACTAGCAGTGATTTATATGCGTTGGGATTTAGCACACAAGATATCAATGAAGGATTGGCCAAATACGGTAATCTTATGAAACTGCAGGGACAGCAAGGCAAACAGTCTAATGCGCAACTAGCACAAGGTGCTAGAAGCTATATGAAAGAACTAGATTTGCTGGCCAAAGCCACAGGCAAAAGTCGTCAGCAGGTAGAAGATCAAATGGCTGCAATGGCAAAAGATGCGCAGTTCCAAGCGTCTATGTCTGGGCTTGGTGATGGAGTGAGAAAAAGTTTTCTTGCTGTGACAACTGGGCTACCAGATGGTCTGCAAGATTTTGCCAAAGACATCATGGCTACTGGTACAGCTACCACAGAAGAAAATCAAAAGCTAATGGCCATGATGCCTCAGAGTGCAGCCATGCTGCAGAGAATGAATCAAAAAATGCAGCGCGGTGAGGCAGTGTCCTTAGAAGAACGTAATGCTCTAAATAATCTCATGAAGCAGGAAGGCGGTAAACAATTACAGAGTATCAAAAGCGCAGGTGCTGCTAATGCAGAGCTGGCTGGAACCGTAAACAGACTTGCTGCTACTCAACAGATCAATGCTAACGCACTTAAAGAAGGAACAGAAGAACAGAAAAAAGCCGCAGCCAACACAGACAAGTTCAATGAAAAAATGAACAAAATGAAAGAAGTGTTATCTGGCCTCAGTAATACTTTCACAGGCATATTGGCCAACAGCGGGTTTTTAGATCTGTTAATCAGTGCCGTTGGACTGGTAGCAGACATTGCTAATGCAGTGCTTGTACCAGCATTAAAAGCCCTAGACGCAGGAATACGTCCTATCGTAGATATATTCATGAAGACTTTTCCACCAGTGCTGGCAGTGGTATCTGCACTGTTTGAAAAGGTCGGTCTAGGAATGCAATTGATTTTTGGGCCTGTAGTAGAAAGAATTGGCAAGGCTCTGGAAGGCGTCAGCATGAAATTTGAAGATTTCAAAGGTGTAATTGACGTCGTTGATGAAGCATTTAATTTCTTATTTGGAATAGTAAACAGTGTGGTAGCAGGATTAGAAATAGCATTCGGTGGATTATTTGAAGCTGTACAGGATCTCATGCAGCCATTTAGTGAACTTTGGAATGCCTTGTCTGACACGTGGAGTACAGTAAATGATCTAGGGGGCGGCTTTGATTGGCTAAAACAAACTATAATAGAAGTGGGATCTGTGATAGGAGAAGCATTTAAGATTTTAGGAGCTATCATAGGCGCAGTAGTAGGTGTAGTCACTGACCTGTACAAGTGGCTTAATCAAACTGTGTTACAGTCACAGTTTGTGGTAGATATGTTTAAAACTCTAGGAACAGTGGTATCAGAAGCATGGCAAGTCTTTAGAAAGTATTTCAGTGTGGAAGGTATTAAATCACTAATGGAAGGAGTTGTAGATGGATTTGTTGGATTAGTAGACAGCATACGTGTGAAACTGCCTAACGCCTTAGGTGGTATAAGCAAAGACGTTTATGAAGCACGAGAAAAAGAAAGAGCTGCCAGAAAGGAACAACGTGACACTGTGGTGGACGCGGCGCTTACAACAGCGAAAGCAGAAAAAGATGCCAAGGTAGCTGCAAAACTTGCTGAAGTAAATCAAAATCAAAAAACAATCAAAGAAAGAAGTCTGTTTGCAGAAGCTAATAAAAAAATTGCACAAAAAGAACTAGCTGGACGACAAGCTGCAGCCAAAGCAGCTGAAATGTCTATAGACTATGCAGCTGGACCAGAAGAACTATTAAAACAGTTCAGTGAGAAAGAAGGCGGAGCAGTTGGAATAGGTATCAAGAAAGGTGAAATTACCAAAGATAAAGAAGCAGCAGACAAAGAACTAGCAGCAGCTAAAACTGGCGCAGAAAAGAAAGCTGCTGCAGAAAAAATTGAAGCTGCTGAAGCCAAACTAAAAGCTCTAACAGAAGCAGAAACATTGGCTAAACAGCGCACCGGGACTGCCCCACCGTCCTCAACTGCTGCCCCACCGTCCTCAACTGCTGCCCCACCGTCCTCAACTGCCGCTTCTGCAGCCACTGCTCCGGCAGACGCAGCCAAGAAATCTATAGAAGCAGACGCAGAAAAGAAAAAAGTAGAAGATGCAGCAGCCAAAAAGAAAGCCGAAGAAGATGCAGCAGCCAAAAAGAAAGCCGAAGAAGATGCAGCAGCCAAAAAGAAAGCCGAAGAAGATGCAAACAAAAAGAAAGAAGAGGATACAAAAAAACCACAATCTTTAGAAACGTTAATGGCGGAGTTAAATACACATATGGCACAATTAATCGCAACTTCTAAACAGACCACTGCTAATACCTATGCTACCTACGAAGCTGCCAAGAGCCTAAACGGAAATTTATATAAAGCATGAGCTGGAAAAGACACTTTACCCCTGTAAAAATTGACAACTCGGGCGGCTCTATGAGTCCAATCAGCGGCCGTGGTCGTCCTGGTCCAGCTAGAGCAAACTACTCCAGTTTTCTACCAGATGTTTACGCAGGTGCACCCAATCGTGTAGAACGATACATGCAGTATGATACCATGGACATGGATTCAGAAGTTAATGCTGCTCTAGATATTCTCACAGAGTTTTGTACACAAAAAGAAAAAGAAAACCGAACACCATTTAATACCTTTTTCAAAGGCAGTCCAACTGCCACTGAAGTTAAACTGCTCAAAGATAGTCTGCAGAAATGGAGCAAACAACAACAGTTTGAAACTCGTATATTCCGTATTTTTAGAAACTCACTCAAGTACGGTGACTGTTTCTTCGTGAGAGATCCAGAAACTAAAAAATGGTTGTTTGTGGACGCTGCTAAAGTTACCAAAATCATAGTCAATGAATCCGAAGGCAAGATACCCGAGCAGTATGTTATAAGAGACATCAACTTCAATTTCAAAGACATGGTAGCAGTAACCCCACATGGCACCACGAACACAGCACCCAGCGGAACCAGTTCATATACTACAGGCGGAGGGTCTGGCCGCGGCATGGTTGGCTCAGCAGCACAGCCTCCCGGCACAAGATTCAGCACACAGACCAATGAAGTTACCATAGATGCCAAACACGTAGTACACATTAGTATGAGCGAAGGCCTAGACAACAACTATCCTTTTGGCAACAGCATCTTAGAATCAGTATTCAAGGTCTACAAGCAGAAAGAACTCTTAGAAGATGCCATCATCATCTATCGTATACAACGTGCTCCAGAGCGACGCATATTCTATGTTGACGTTGGAAACATGCCAGCACACATGGCCATGAGCTTTGTCGAGCGTGTAAAAAACGAAATACAACAAAGACGTATTCCTAGCTCAACAGGTGGCGGCGCCAATGTCATTGATGCTAGTTATAATCCACTAAGTGTCAATGAAGACTACTTTTTCCCGCAGACTGCTGAGGGACGTGGATCAAAAGTTGAAACACTGCCTGGCGGTACTAACCTAGGTGAAATTACAGATCTGCGTTATTTTACCAACAAACTGTTCAGGGCATTACGTATTCCTAGTTCCTATCTTCCTACAGCCATAGATGAACAACCCAACACCATGGCAGACGGTAAAGTAGGAACTGCCTATATACAAGAACTGAGATTCAACGAATACTGTAAACGCCTACAGTCAATGATTGTAGAAACATTTGATCTAGAATTTAAACTGTGGCTAAACGCTCAGGGCATCAACATAGATAACGGTCTGTTTGAATTGAAATTTAATTCACCGCAAAATTTTGCTGCTTACCGCCAAAGTGAACTAGATACAGCTCGAGCCGCAACATTCAGTCAGGTTATAGCTATTCCGCATCTCAGCAAGCGATTTGCAATGAAACGCTTCCTAGGACTCAGCGAAGAAGAAATCAAAGAAAACGAAAAGATGTGGAGAGAAGAAAACGGAACTGTATTAAAACCAGATCCTGATGCACAGAGTCAGTTGAGAAGTGTAGGTGTCTCGGCTGGAGGTATGGCCGCAGATGCAGCAGCACAGACAGCAGAAGCACCTGCAGACATGGCGGCTGCTGCAGAAGCAGGTGCAGAAGGTGCAGAAGCAGAAGTTCCAGAAGCACCAGTTCAATAATAAATACATTATGCTTCTAAACGAATTTTTTTATTTTAACGAAAAAAACAATGACTTTGCCAATGATCGTAGATACGATGCTGGCAGAGATTCGTCAGTAGTGAAAAAAAGTGACACTAGAAAAATACGTTTGACTCTAAGACAGATTAATCAACTGAGACTGCAGGCAGAAGCACATCAAGTAGAATCGGAGTCAGAACTGGGATTTATTAGGCAAATGTATGCAACCCCAGCAGAAGCAGCACCTGCAGCATAATCCTGCATTCGTTGTAGGCAACGGCACCAGCAGACTGAAATTAAATCATCTCAGCATAATGGATCGCGGTATAGTCTATGGCTGCAATGCACAGTATAGAGAATATGCCCCACATTATTTGATAGCTGTAGACGTTAAAATGGTGAACGAAATCATAGATGCGGGTTATCACAAAAAAAATCAGGTTTGGACTAATCCCAACAAAGGTATCAGTACCAAACACAATATCAATTTCTTTTCACCGCACAAGGGTTGGAGCTCAGGACCCACAGCTTTATGGTTCGCTGCCACACAGGGGCACAAGGATATCTACATATTTGGCTTTGACTATCAAGGCGATAACGGCAAGTTTAATAACGTGTATGCAGATACTCATAACTATAAAAAAAGCTCAGACAGCGCCACTTATTTCGGCAATTGGCTCAGCCAAACTGAAAAAGTAATTAAAGAATTTAGGCACGTGAAATTCTTTAGAGTGATAGAACCTGGGGCATTTATACCTGATAGACTAGGATCAACGTTGTCAAATCTCAGCCATATAACTTTTCAAGATATTGATAAAACGTTTCCAGGCGCTATATATTCCGATCAAATCAATCAAAAAACTACCATTTAACACCTTTTTGTAATCATAGTGTTAAATAACTTACAGCCTTGACTATATAGGAGAACATAACATGGCAGACAAAAAACTGTTGCAACAGATGCTTGAGCATCTTGTAAACGACGATCAAGCGAAAGCTGAAGAATTATTCCACGAGTACGTGGTACAACAATCCCGTGAAATCTATGAATCTTTGATCGACAGCGAAATTGCTGAAGAAGAAGAAAAAGATGAAGATGACGAGGATGTAGAAGAAGCTGCAAAAGATGATGATGCAGAAGACGAAAAAGTAGACGAAGAATTTGAAGACATCGCTATCGAAGCTGATGACGAAGATCCAGATATGATGGGTGGTGACCCTACAGATGACCTAGAAGGTGATCTAGAAATGGGTGACGACGACATGGAAGAAAAATCCGAAGAAGAATTATTCCAAGATCTAGACAGTATTGTTGACGAACTACAGGCCAAATTTGATGAACTCAAAGGTGGTGATGACATGAGCGACATGGGCAATGATGACATGGGCGGCATGGACGACAAAATGAAAGATGATTTTGATCTTGAAACTGTGCGCGAATACGTGGAAAAAGTTGCTCCTGCAAAAATGGGCGACAACGGTGTCAATACCAAATCAATCGTAGCTGGCAAGAATGACATGGGCGGTACAACTGCTAACATTCTCAGCGGAAAAAATGGCGCACCTGGTTCAGAAACAGGCGAACTTAAAGGTTCTGGACTGTTGAAAGGTAAGCCAACTGAAGATAATGCTGGTAACATCAATGTCCCAGGCGGCAAAGCTGGTGGTGCTTTCTCTAAGAAAGAACCCGGACATGGTGCTGAGAAAGCTGGTTCTAAAGAATCAGCTGACAACAAGCAAAGCCTTTTCCGTGGTCGTAGATAATAGGATCAAACGGTGAAGAAACTTACGCTAGCAGAACATTTGAGTTACGATCAGGCTAAGATTGTCTTGGAGAGCGAAGAAGGCAGCGACGGTAAAAAGTCGCTGCATTTAAACGGTATTTGCATTCAAGGAGATATCCGCAATGCAAACCAACGTGTTTATTCTTCTCAAGAAATTGGCAAGGCTGTCAAAACGCTCAACGAGCAGATCGCTGGTGGTTACTCTGTGCTGGGAGAAGTTGATCACCCACAGGATTTAAAAATCAATCTAGATCGTGTTAGTCATATGATTACCAAGATGTGGATGGATGGTCCTAACGGCTACGGAAAACTAAAAATACTTCCAACTCCTATGGGTCAGTTAATTCAGACCATGTTGGAGTCGGGAGTTAAACTAGGCGTCAGCTCTAGAGGCAGTGGAGAAGTTGACGGCGAAGGTAAAGTACAAGGATTTGAGATTATTACCGTAGATGTGGTAGCTCAACCCAGCGCACCTGGCGCTTATCCTACACCAGTATATGAACATCTAATGAATAACACAGGCGGTTATCAGGCCTATCAAATAGCACAGCAAGTTCAAGGCGACCCTAAGGCACAAAAATACCTAGCAGAGAGTTTGAAACGAATAATTTCAAATCTCAAATAACAAGGAGAATCACATGTTAGATATCGTAAAACAGTTGTTCGAAAACAATGTGATTTCCGAGGAAATCAAATCGGAAATTGAATCCGCTTGGAATAGCAGAATTCAAGAAAACCGTG